TATTGTGCGTCCGTAGGAGCAGAGGTGCTCACTGCAATCCCTTGAATTGCAACAACCGTTGCGGACAGGGACTGAGACATGGATGCTGCTGCGGTATTGATATCGCCAGTCAGCTGATTGATCGCGTTGACCACGACTGCGCCTTGAGCATTGTTGACAGAACTAACCCCAGCGGCAGGAGTGGTCAATTGCCACTTTCCAACTGATGCGGAATAAATGACCAAATCTCCGATTTGGAAATTGTGCATTGACGGATCGGTCAAACCGCCAATAGGGCCTGCAAAGAGCGCACTTACGTAGTAGACATAACCGTTCGTTCCGGTACCGTCAGAGAGCGCTGGAGTATTGCTCGTAGGATTCCACGAACCCTGGTACTCCATAACCACGGATGGTAGGTAGGCGAGAGGAATTTTAGCAGATGCATCTAAAGGAGCGTATCCGTTAGGCTGCCCTTTATTGGTCGTTACTTCATAACTTCCAGCGGGCTGTTTCCCAGAGATTTCCACGAATGCGGTCGCGATGTTGGAATTGATGGTCGAAAGATCGGTAGAGAGGTCGGTGACCTGAGATTCTGAGATTTGAATCGGAGTGCTGGAAGCATCGGTGATCAATCCCTTGCCGTTGACAGTAAAGGTCGCGGAACTAGACGCAGACCCAAATGTGCCTGGGGTCGCATTTACGGTCGCCAGCACGGTCGCGCTCTGCGTACCGCTAACGTCCCCAGCTAGGGTGCCCGTAAAGCTACCAGCAGATCCAGACACATTGCCGATGAGGCTGGCGGTAATGGTGCCAGCGGAGAAGTTACCCGAGCCATCCCTTATAACAAGGGTGCTGGGCGCATTGGAAGGGGTGGCGTTAGTAACGGCGGTGACGGCAGAAGCGATGGCGCTAGCAGTTTTGCCACCCACAGAGTTTACGGTGACGGTGGCCAAGCCTGGGCCAACAGCAGAGGCGTCGCCCGTCAGGGCGGTAATGGCCGAGGCCGCGCCCCCTAGGGAAGCCTGAAAGGCGGCAAAAGTGATGCTTTTATTGACTCCAGCCTGGACTAGGGGGAAAATGTCAGTCCCAGAGGTTGAAGTGGCAGAAGGCATCTGCGAAATTTTTTCATTTGCCATTGATTGCTCCAAAGCGCCTATAAGTTGGTAATATGCCTAACTTATTAAAATTCTTAACCTTTCCGGGCAAACCCGTAGGGTAGCTCCCTTTAAGATTAGGGCACTTTGACCTTCTATATCATATTTGGCTGGGGGAGTTGGGATCGAACCAACCTAAGAGGTATTACCCTCAAGACCTGATTAACAGTCAGACACGTTTCACCCTGAGCGTTATCCCCCAACATAAAATTTGGTATTCGGGGAGGGACTTGAACCCTCACGCCCTTTCGGGCGCCGGTTTCTAAAACCGGTGCGTCTGCCAATTTCGCCACCCGAATACATTTTGGTCAGGACCAAGGCCGCTGCCTCCTTTTCTCTACCGTCACAAGGTAGCGCTTTTCTCCCTAAGCTAGGTCCTATCTGGCCGTGCGGCCCGAATTCGAATCGGGAACTTGGGCTTCGTAGACCCTTGTTTTATCCAGTTAATACTACCGCACGAAACTTACTCAACTCCTTGATTTGGCAGCGCATCTGGGAATCGAACCCAGGTCTTCGGCTTCAGAGACCGCCGTCACTACCACTGGACGAATCCGCAATATTTTGGTCGAGGGGGAAGGAGTTGCACCTTCGTTCTTCACCCAAGGGGACTAGTTTTACAGACTAGCCTGACAGAGCTGACAGTCAGCTCCCCTCGACATAATGTTGTTTTGCGTGGCAATTTGCGCATAAAACTATACACTTATCTATTTCACTCAGAATCTTTTCTTTTGAGCTTCCCTGACATACCATTACTGAAACCTCAAAATCTTTGTCTCTCAAATGATGAAAATGAAGACAAGCTGGATGATTTTCTGGACATTTTGCACACACAAGACTGGCTTTGTACTTTGAAAACCAGTCTCTTATTTCTCTTATCCTTTCTTTTTGCTTCGCGTGCCGAGCTTCATAGTTCGCCGCGTTGTACTTTCTGTCGTACTCTTTCCGATATTCTTTCGTCCATTTACTCATAATCCCAAGATTACTATTTGGACTTAACAACATCAAGTTCAAATTTGGTCTAGCAGGCTGGATTCGAACCAGCGACCTTATGCTTCCAGGGCATACCGTCTGACCAGACTGACTTACTGCTAGCTTGTCGATGCGCTTTTCAGCTGCATCCTATTCTTTTCGGCCAGGGTGGATCTCTTTCGAGCCTCCTTACCACCCTGGCCCCTATAAAAACAAAAAAGCCCTCGGTCTTTCGACGAAGGGCTTGGTTCATGTATCAAAAGTGTGAACGTAGCCCTACATCAGGATTCTATCCTCTGGTTGATTATTGAGATGTTGGGGGCGATACTGTTTCATAAATTTCCTAAACTAAAGATTAAGTGCGGTACAAGAAATGCCTAACCAAGGAGTCCCGCAAAGAACGTCATTCCTCGTACCTAAAAGACTATATCACAGTTGTTTTCGTTAGCAACAAATAAAAAGGGGCTTCCAGAAACTCTGGAAACCCCTTGAAATAATTGAGTTTCCTATCCTATTAAGGGAGAACCGTTGCTCCCTGGCTTTCCGATTGATCGCCAGATTCATCGCTGAGCACCAGACCCGTATAGTTGATGGTAATACGGCTCGTAGCGCGAGCGTTGTGGTTTCCGTTGTAACTATTCGGCACGCAACCGATAGCCGTGAGAATGGTGTCTCCAGACTGACGATCGACGATAGCCAAGGTCACAGCCTCCAGGGTCAAAAGATCCTGAAGCTTAGGAACTGCGGGAAGGACGTGAGGGCCTTGTCCAACAATGCGAAATCCAGAACAGCTAATCGTTACCGCCTCGTAAGAGGTAGGTGTAATTTCTGCTGCCGAATAACGACCAAGAAGGTGAATGGGCTCTGTCCCAATGTTCATGTTGTACGTACACGTTTCGTATATGCCAACCAATCGATTATTAACGTAAATTTTGGCTCTTGCGCCAGTGAGGACCTGCGACGGCATAATTAAGTCTCCTTATATCTAAAGGTTAGCTCTCCGTTAACCCTATAATTTTTGCGAATGGACTCTGCTATGGTTCCAAGTCTCAGCCCAAAAAATCTACAAGCTTCTCCCTGACTAAGAAATTCTTGTCCTGTAGTCACGCAAATGACAGGTTTACGACAGTAAAGTTTAGGTTTACCTTTTAACTTTTCAGAACGCTTAGCGTTAGACTCTTCCGTCTGGTTATGGCATTTATTGCCACCATAGGTGGAATTGTAGCCATTGCGAACAGAATTCTTTGCCCTTATCCATTCTTGCTCTTTTTTGTCAAGTTCTTCGAAAGAAGACGCTGAGTCGATTACTTCAAAAGTGAAATTTTCTTTTCCATTCCTAATAATCGCATCGCCAATACGCATATTCCCAGGATTGGTAGAACAATGTCTGTCCCACCTATCTTTTGGATTTTGAATAGTTTGACCCACGTAAGTCTTCCCATTCAGTTTATTGGTAATCAAGTAGATATGCATTAAAGCCTCTTTTACGCCGCGCTCTGGACTTGAGAGATGCTGATGTTGATGGGGATGAAGTAGATCGCAGTCGCGAGCTTGATTTCCACATTAACCGTCATCGTAGGTCCAGCGATGTCAACGCTTTGGTTCTTGTATCCCAAAGGAGCGTCGGAGCTTGCCGCAATCAGTTTCTGAGTTTTGTACTGAGCCATTTTCTGGGCCAGGTAAGCCAGGCCAGCGCCCGCATCCACATCTGCTTCGGACTTGCCGATGAAGTTGAGGAAGAAGCTCTGAGCAAGATCCAAAGCGATAAGGTCGGACGTGTAAACGGCCTGGACGGAGTTATACACGAAGTTCGTGTCGAACCCATAGGTCGTTTGGTCGCTAACCCAGTACCCTGCTCGCCCCGTATCAGTGGACAGGAACAGGAGACCCGCATTCAGAGCCGCGCTCACATCGCCAGGATCGCCAGAATCGAAGCCGACTGGATCGGTGTAGCTGATGATGTTTGCAGCCTTATTGAGGATCGACTTGTAGAAACCACCCGCTTGCATACCAGCTGCGATAACAGCCGCGTACCAAGGTTGGAAGAGGGTGATGAGACCTTGCGAGTTGACCTGAGTGATCTGCTGCATGGTCAGAGAGCAACGGAAGGTACCGAGACTCTGAGCTTGCGAAGCGTCGTTCTGATAAACGTCGAGCAGGGACAGGATAGCGGTACGATTGTGTTTCAGTGCGGGAGTGCTGAACTCCAAGCAATGACTCTTCGTTGCCGCGTTGATCGCTGCGATCGTGTAAGTGGACGAGGAATCGGTTAGACCAGCTGCGATATCCAGCGATGCATCTTGGGAGAAGCAAGGAACGATGATATTGCACTGAATGCCGCCGAGCTGCGCGAGAACGTTCACGATATCCGCCGCCAACGTGCCGCCGCGAGTACCACCAGTCAGATAGGCTGGAGATGCCGTAGGGGAAGGAAGACCTTGCGCTCCGCCCGCACCAGCTGCGAAAGCCAGAGCAGAGTTATTTGCTGCCGTGTTCCAAGCGCTTGCAGCCATCTTGATGCGACCTGGCGTAAGGCCCGCACCCGTAGATGCGATCCCGATTGCCGTGACTTCATCGAGGGCGAAAGGCGAAACCTGCTGAGCAGCTGGCAGACAAACTGCCGAATACCCAGGTTGGGAAGCAATGAAAGCTGCCAGATCAGAACAAGTCTTGAACTGCGAAAGAGGGATGCTTAGATTCGCGCCCGTTCCGCCCGTGACCGTGGTCGTAAGCGTAGTAGCGTTGATCGTCAGCGTACCCGTAGTCCCCAGATAACCAACGGCAATCGCAGTAACCGCAGTCACGTCGATCGATTGGCTTAAGCCAGTAGTTGCATTGGTGATATCCAGTTCAACGCCTGGTTCCTGCGAAGAGTTGGTCATACCGGGAGAAAGGCCGAGAGCGGCCAGATCGCCTGGAACGACTTCGATCAATTCCAAAGTCTTTCCGTAACCTTTCCCGTAAGCAGCCGAGTCGGTATCGATAGAAAGTTCGATGGAACTAGGAGCGCCGCCCGCCGAAGCAC